TGGTGTACGGCAATGCAATGGTGTACGGCAATGCAAAGGTGTCCGGCAATGCAGAGGTGTCCGGCAATGCAGAGGTGTCCGGCAATGCAGAGGTGTCCGACAATGCAAAGGTGTCCGACAATGCAGAGGTGTACGGCAATGCAGAGGTGTCCGGCGATGCAATGGTGTACGGCAATGCAATGGTGTACGGCAATGCAAAGGTGTCCGGCAATGCAGATTACACAACTATTCATGGATTTGGTACTCAATTCCGTACCACTACGTTTTTTAGATGCAAAGATAAAAAGGTCAGAGTTGCATGCGGATGCTTCTTTGGGACTATTCCGGAATTCCGTGAACAGGTTAAAAATACAAGAAAAGGGAAAATTGCAGAAGAGTATCTGATGATTGCTGACCTTATGGAAAATCATTTTGAAAAATAAAGTGCTCCGAAGGAGAGCTGAAACCTCTCGCCTCGGAGCTGTAAACCACTAACCACACTAGCGGATTACAGGATAATCATATCATTTCTTCCTGTATTTCGCAAGAGAACAGGAGGATTTTTATGAAGAAAACCGAGGATAAAAAAGTGACAAATTTTGAAGAGTTCGAAACTTTCTATGCAGTTGAAGTTGTAAGAGAGGCAAAAAAGCAGACTCACAAATGGTTCTGCGCATGGATTGTAACCATGATTGCATTAATTCTTTCAAACGCTGCATGGATGTTTATTAAGTAAGAAAGGAGGAAAGACTGTGGCAATCAGATATACCACAGAGCAAAAGAAATACATCCTTTTAAAAGGCAATATTGCAAAAAGGATGGAGGCCGAGCGAGTAAGTGATGCACAGATGGCAGCAATTACCGGAATGGCAGAAAACACTTTCCGTAAAAAGCGAAATAAGCCAGAAACATTCACGTATCCGGAACTGCGGCATATTTTTATTCGATTGAACTTCCCTAACGAGGAAATATTGGAGGCTTTGACATGAAAGATTGGATAGACTCCATTCTGATTGGAGGGATAGCAACGTATCTTCCGTTCTGGACCTGGGACAACAGCCGTGACCAGATCATGGGAGCGTTGGGACTGATCGGAGCTGTGTACATAGCAAGGACGTGGAAAGAATGGACATGCTAGACATGCCAACTAAAAAAGGATCCTCAGAGCTGCAACTCAAATAAGGATCCAAGACAATATATTTCTTCTCCATTGTAGAAGGAAAGAAACCAAAAGTCAATACAAGGAGGAAATTATGAACGAAGAGAAAATCAGAGAAATATTTGATTTGTGTCTGAGAGTTTCAAGTGAAACAACGGCGCATGTGAATTTTGACTATACGGCGTGTGACGACATATCCAGAGTTTATATTTATGTATTTAATGATGCAGGGGAGATCGTAAAACATTTTTCATTGTGCCAGTTTTACGACTTTGAGTCCGAATCTCAGAATTACGAAAATGCAAAGAAATGTCTTCTGGAACTGCTTATCAATGGGAGGTGTCCGTTATGAATCTCACTGGCAACGGAGATATAAAGGATGAATACCTGGAAATCATTACGCATAGACATTCCGGGCCAATAAAAAGACAAGCAAGCAATTATAGATTAGTAGAAAGAGAGGAAAATAAGAATGAATCTGTACGAAATCGAAAATGAAATCCTTAATTGCGTAGATATGGAAACAGGGGAAATCGTAGACATTAAAAAGCTTGAATCTCTACAGATGGAAAGAGATCAGAAAATTGAGAACATTGGTTGCTGGATCAAGAATCTTTTGTCAGATGCAGAAGCACTGAAATCTGAAAAAGAAAATCTTGCCAAGAGGCAGAAAGTCGCAGAAAGCAAAGCGACATCACTGAAAGAGTATCTTTCCCGATATCTGGATGGCGAAAAGTTTAAGTCTGCAAGAGTAGCAATTTCTTTTAGAAGTGGTAGCTCCGTGGATATTGCGGAAGGTGCAGCTGTCCCAGAAGAATATCTTAAGTATTCAGAGCCTAAACCGGACAAGGTCGGACTGAAGGCGGCACTGAAAGCCGGAGAAAAATTTCCGGGAATCACCCTGATAACTTCGCAGAATATCCAGATCAAGTAGGAGAGGCTTATGGAAAATCTTGAGTTATATAACAAGGTTCGGGAAGTTCCTAAAGATGCCCAAAGAGCTATTACGGCAGGACGACTGAAAGGTTTTACAGACATTAACCCGATGTGGCGCGTCAAGTGTTTGACGGAGCAGTTCGGTCCCTGCGGCCTTGGCTGGTATTACAAAACGGTTGAGAAATGGATGGATACTGTTGGTGATGAGATATGTGTTTTCGTGGCAATTGAACTGTACGTCAAATACAAGGATGAATGGTCACAAGCAATTCCCGGAACCGGCGGCAGTAAGTTGGCTACAAAAGAACGGAACGGAGTCTATGTATCTGATGAGTGTTACAAAATGGCAACCACGGATGCATTGTCAGTGGCATGCAAGAATCTTGGCATTGGGGCAAATGTCTACTGGAAAGAAAGCCATACCAAGTACGACCAGACAGACGACAGTTCTTCCGAAATGTCAAGTACTGATATATCTGGACTCAGATCATACTTGAACAAGAACGGTCTGAATGAAAAGAAGATTCTTGAAGCATATAAGCTGACATCTATTAGCCAGTTGACTATTGGAAATATCAAAGCGATAACAGATCCTAAAAATTTGAATTACTTCAAGCAAAATTGCGGTGCGTAAATGGAATTTACAGGAAAAATCAAATCACTGGGGAAAGATCTCGCGACCGGAAAGTGGAACTTACAGGTGGAACTGAATGAAAACGCTCAGGAAGTAATGGGACTCATCAAGCATGAAAAACTGGATATACGTCTTAAGCAGCACAGAGATAAGCGTTCCTTAGATGCGAATGCGTATTACTGGGTATTGCTTACCAAAATTGCTAAAGTTCATGGCTGGACGAATAACGAGGCTCACAACTATATGCTGCGTCGTTATGGTCAGATAGAACGTGTGGACGGAAATCTGGTTGCGGTTTATCTTCCTGATACAGAAGAAACGGAAAGGGATGTTTTGGACAAGGTGGAATATCATCTTAAGCCGCTTCCAAAGACAGTGGTCACAAAGCATGGGGGAATCAAAAGAGTGTATGTTCTTCTTAGAGGATCCAGTACATATGACACAGAGGAGATGGCGCGATTGATCAGCGGATTAATTCAAGACTGCAAGGATTCTGGAATACCAGGCGGCGAGATTATGACGCCATTTGAGAAACGAAAGCTTTTTGAGCAGTATGGGATAGGTGATGTAAATGAACAAAAGAACAAAAGCGTTACAGTTTGATGTAAAAACGCGCAAAAGAATTCTCGATAGAGATCACGGCTGCATATTTTGCCAGATTGGTTTTTATATGCATTCTTCATCCGATTTCCAATATAAGCAGCTTGATATTATGCATATTGTCAACCGATCACAGGGTGGACTTGGAATCGAACAGAATGGAGTTACCGGATGTAGATACCACCATCAGCTTCTAGATAATGGAGCAAAAGGTTTACGGCCAGATATGCTGGCATATATCGAAAAATACATGAGCCGAATGCATCCCGGATGGGATCCTAAAGAACTCGTGTATAAGAAATACGGGTGCAACTAAAATCCTATAGATATATCACATGATCATCTCCCAGGGTGTGACCTGTATAGCTCCCTGGGAGGGAAAGGAGAAATATGAACAGCAGAAACAAAGGTGCTGACGGTGAAAGAGAAGTAGCCGGTATCCTTCGTGGATATGGGTACAAGGCAAGGAGAGGTCAACAGTATAGCGGAGCTAATGGCGATGCAGATGTGGTCGGTCTTCCTGGTATACATATAGAGGTAAAGAGAAGGGAAAAGCTGAATATATACGATGCTATAGATCAGGCAAAAAGAGACAGAAAATCGGATGAACTTCCAGCAGTATTTCATCGGAAGAATCATTGTGAGTGGCTTGTTACGATGCCATTGGAGGACTGGATAAAGATATACAGGGAATGGGAGGCTGGTTATGGATTATGTAAAGATCAGCAGGAAAATCCTTGAGTGGGAATGGTATACAGATGCAAATACCAAGGTGCTGTTCCTGCACATCCTGTTAAAAGCAAACTGGAAAGACGGAAGGTTTCAGGGAATAGAAGTACCAAGAGGATCATTTGTGACTTCTTTGCAGAATCTAGCAGCAGAAACAGGGCTTACAGTAAGGAATGTAAGAACGGCACTAAAACATCTGGAAAATACCGGAGAAGTGACAAGCAACCGACACGTTAAATTCAGCGTAATTACGGTAAAAAACTACGACAGGTATCAGTCATGCGACACACAAGTGACAGTCAATCGACAAGCAAGTGACAGTCAAGTGACAACAATAGAAGAAGGGAAGAAGGAAAGAAAGGAAGAATATAATAAATCTCCTAAAGGAGATTATGAGAGTGGAACTCCTGAAAACAGCATCTATGCCACGATTCGTGAATTGTACAATTCCGTTTGTGGGTCGTATCCCCGCCTGGTAAAGATGTCTGAGGCAAGGAAGAAGGCTATAAATGCCAGAATGAAGACAGGTTACACTCTTGATGACTTCCAGACTTTGTTTGAAAAGGCAGAGGCTTCCGATTTCCTGAAGGGAAAAAATAAACGCAACTGGTCAGCAACATTTGACTGGTTGGTCAGTGATTCCAACATGGCAAAGGTCCTTGACGGAAACTATGATGCGAGAAAAGAGGCGATAAAAGATGAACCAGAACCAACTAACTCAGTCAGATTATGGTGAGTGTCCTGTGTGCCATGGGACTGGATGGGAGACATATTATGCCACGGTCTATGATTACGGACTTCCAGAAGAAATTCAATATGCTCGCAGATGTCCAAAGTGCAAAGGTGGTTATAGAGCACAGGACCTTACCGGAGTACCAAAAGAGTACCATGAGGCAGATCTTGGCAAGTTCGATTTTGATATTTACCAGAGAGACATGAGCAAACTGAGAGACTTGTGCACCACCTTTCTGAACCATTTCCAGAAGTGGGAAATGGCAGGAAAGGGACTGTATCTGTGGAGTAAGACACCGGGAAGTGGAAAAACCTTCTTGGCGTGTTGCCTGGCGAAATCGGTGATGATGAAATACGATCTGCAAATGCGTTTCGTGACTGCACCTGACTACATAAGTGCCGTTGGTGACAGCTACAAGCGCGATCGCGGAGAAGAGGATCTCAGTCAGGTATACCGGGATTGCAAACTTCTTGTTCTGGATGATATCGGCGCACAGGCAGACAAGGAGTGGCAACGGCAGGAAATGTTCCGTCTGATCAACAAGCGTATGGAGGACGGAAACATTACAATCTACACTTCCAACATGAGCACCGATAATCTGAATGTGGACACCAGAACCAGAGACCGGATCATTAAGACCTGTGTAGAGTTGCAAATGCCAGAGGAAGGTATTCGAAAGAAAAAAGCAGCAGGAGAACAGAGGCAGTTCCTTGCGAGCGTAATGGGATAGAGGAGAAAAGAATGCCATATAACACAGCAAGAAAGTACTATGAGGGTATCCAGACAAGGAAAGACATATGTCTGTACATCATAAGATACTTGAAAGAACATGATTATCCGCCAAGTATTCCAGAAATCGCAGCAGGGCTGAGTATATCTAGCCATACCGTACAGAACCATTTCGGTGAATTACTGGAAAGTGGCTTACTTGCGACAGACAACCCCGGCGCACCACGAGCGTACCGAGTGACAGGATACAAGTTCAGAAAGGTGAAAGAAAAATGAGTAGCAAGTTAAAAGTCAAGAAAAAGACCAGATTTCCTGTTCAGACTCCTAATCAGGCGGCCAGGCATTCGGGCGGGCTATGCAGAACTGCCCAGAGTCAGCTTAAAGACATGGAGCAGAAAGCCTATGAAGATGGTTTTACCGTTGGCGAGGATTGGAGCAACACGATCAACACTGTCACAACGATGATGGCTCTGAGACGTTTATATGGATTTTCTACGAAGCGTTTGCTTGATGTGATAAGAACTGCCAATGAATACGTTGAAATGGCAAATGAGGGTGAAATGAGTGTTCTGAGCATGATACAGGACATTGAGGAGAACACAGATGTGAGATTTGACGAGATGAATAAGAATCTGGTTAAGAAGATGGGAGTTTAACAGGGAGGTGAATTAAATGAATAGAATTCGTACTCTGAGGAAAACAGGTAGTATGTCTCAAAAAGAATTAGCGGACGTAATAGGAGTGCCGCAGTCTTTGGTGAGCTATTGGGAAAGAGAAAAGAGAACTCCATCAGTGGTTAACGCACAAAAACTTGCTGATTTTTTCGGAGTGGAAATAAAAGATATATTCGTAGAAAAGACTGCACAATAGCGTGTCAGCTACTTACATGGGGAAAGTGAGGATAAAAATGAAAAATAATAATTACACTTCATTTTTCAAAACGAAGCCAAAGAAAGTAGAGAGATACATCCGTTGCAGAAAATGTGGTGGAAATATGGAATGGAGTAGAGAGTTTCCGCCACAAATCAAATGTACAAGGTGTGGACATACTGAATATCCAAAACCTTATGAGCCAGATTGTATCAAACTGCCAGAAACATTGGAAGAATATTTTGAATTATGTGAGAAAATGAGGATGAAAAATGAAATTTAAAAGTAACGCTAAATATAACGAAGACCCTAAATCCGGAAGTATTTTCAATCTAAAAAACAATTCTTTAGGAATCAGTATTCACAAATATGTTGGTTGCGGAGATTCACTGTTTCTCAATAGCAAGGCACTGAACATTGATAACTATGATCTTGGGACAGAGGATTTTGAGGAAGCCGTCAACAAAGCGAAAGAAGTTGTCATGCGTGAAGTTAAGAAAATCAGAGAAGATGCTTACAGATTCTATTCAGACAACAGTATTGAATTTGATAGATATTAAGGAGGATGCAAAATGAAATTATATTTCTACATTTTAGGCAGCGACAGAGAATTCAATCCGGAAACTAGAACATTCGAAGACTATGCTTTTAAAGTCAGAGTTGAGGAATGCGAGGTAGTTGAGAAGCCAAAGACGTACAGAGCAGTAACGCGGTTTCCAAAAGGACTTTACATTGAATATGTGAAAAAAGAAGATATTGGAAAAATTTTTGATTCTTTAACACCATACATTGTATTGACAGCACCGAACTATCAGTTTGTAAAAGATAAATTCTTAGAAAGATATAACGTTGAAATCCACAGGCTAAAAAAAACAATCGCTATGTACGAGGATAAGATAGCTGTGATCGAAGATTACAAGGAGGACGCAAAATGTTAATCAGAAGTCAGAATAAAGCGGTTTTATTAAACTTTAGCAATTTGGCTGCAATTTATACCGTAAAAGATGGAGATGATTTTATTATTTCGAGCCTAGAGGGTGAAAATAAATGTACGCTTGGAAAATATTCCACCAAAGCAAAAGCCAGATCGGAAGAGC